TTTTCACCTGCTTTGTAAGCATAGTTTACTAATGGTAAGAATAGAGTGTGATAACCTTTTTCGTATGCTGGGTCTAAGTCTTTAGACTGAGCTAACCAGATAGCGTTACGGAAACTACCAAAGCCATATTCAGCATTCATAGCTGTACATACAATCTTACCACCACCACTACCTGTTGTTGTTGATGTAGTAGTTAAAGGTTGACCAGCTACTGTAGATGTAAATTGTGCAAGTCTTTGATATGGTAAGTTTTGTTGGAAGTTAAAGCGGTCAATATCTGATTGCAATGCTTTATTAGAGTAATCTTCACGTGCTTGACCAACATTTAATAATTGTGATGAAGGTGCATAAGTTGATTGTAGAAGTTGTGGTATATATCTAGCAGTATTTTCTTGAATACCACGTTCTGTAGCATAGTTTTGATATGCTGCATTACCTGCTTGATTAACTAAAGCATTAGCTAAATTTTCACCTGCTAATCCTTCTAGTTTTACTTGTGCGCCAGAACCTAAACGACCAGAACCAGATAAATTACTTCTTGTTTGATTAATAGCATCATAATATTGTTTTGCTGCTAAATCCTGTCCTGGTTTTAAAGCTGCTTCAAGATATGGGTTAGGTCCTAAGTATTGACCACCTAATACGTTTCTTTGTTGACCTAATAACTCACCAATTACAGGTGTAGTAGCACCAACATTAGCTTCTGCCATCTTTAATGCTGATTCTGTTTGTGTAGATGGGCTTACATAAGTTTGACCTTCAAAGTACTTAGGTGTATATGTTTCATATAGTTTTTGAGCTTCTGATAAACCTTTTTCAACATAAGGTCTCATAGATGGGTCAATACCAGATGTGGTTGTTTGTTGTTGCGGACTTCCACCACCACCCCATAACATAAACCCATTATGAGTCATAAACCCTGTAATAAGCCAATACATTTTATCTTTAAATGAATTGTTATGTCCTAAATCGTAACCAAATAATTTCATGTTGCTTTCCTTAAAGTGTAAATTCCCATGTTGAAGGTTTAAAACCCATGTGTAGAGCTTTTCTATCCCAACCACGTCTTTGAGATGTAAAAGTAATTCTTGTTTTACTGCCTTGTTTTGCTATTGCTTGTATTTCTTGCCATGCTTCTTGAAGTAGTAATTCATCATTAATTGATGACCATGCTGCCCATACGTGAATTGTATTTCCCATAGGCTGTAATACTACAAAGCCATAAGGTTGATTGTTAGTTATTGCTAGAAATACCATAGAACGTTGTTCATAGCAGTCACAATAAACATCTTCTGCTAACCACTCAGGATGACCTTTGCTTCTGACTATTTCAAGACCATGTTTAATAAACTGCCAATGAGTCCTAAGTTGGTCTTTAGGTATGTAATGTAAAATCATCCTACTATTATATAACGATATACCTTATTCGTGCCTGTATTTGCAGGGTGACTGATAGTTGCTTGTCCATTTTGTTGTGCGCTAATGTAAGGTTCTGTAAATAAGTTAGTCGTAAATGAATTAGCACTTAAATACTGAATAGTTACAATAGCACTAGGTGTTGCAGGTCTAGTAGGTGTTGTTTGTGCTGCTAAATGTTCTACTGTTACTAATGTAGAGCTAGTAGCCCATGCTAAACTTACATAGTCGTTTTTAGCAAGTTCTATATTAAAGTTTAATGCTGCAATAACATGACCTTTAACGCCACCATGTTTACTATCTACAGAAAACTTACTGTTAGAACCTGCAACATCTGAACCATTCTTTTTAAACCATATATCTACGTCTTGTATTTGTGAGTCATCATTAGCAAGTTGAATACTAAACTGCACATTATAAAGACCAGAATAGTCTACTTTTACTTTGTATCCATCTACTAAACTTGTGCCTAAAGAATAGTCTGTCGTATTAAGTGTAATGTTTGCTGTAGCTGTTATCGTAGCTATACTTTGGTCAGTCGTATCTTGGAATGCACCGTATGGAAAGTATGCACTAGCTGAAGTTTGTGTTTTAGGTTCTAGCCCAATATAAGAATTAAAACCTATACGTTCATCAAATATAGTGGTAGATGAAGCACCTGAAGCTGATAATGTGACATCACCAGTATTGTTAGACTTACCTTCTACAAGGTTGTTCACAATTTCAGCTACACTTCTAGCATCACCACCTGTCCAAGGTAGTTTACGGTACATATCACTACGTGCCATTATCTCGTTCCTTGTTCAGAGTATTCTATATCCATGCCAATTGCAGATGACCAGTTAGCACCTGTAGGTGTTAAAGCTATTCTATGATAACGACCTGAGCTTCTTACAGAGCATCTATCTTCTTGACTTGCTGTAACTGCTGTACCGTATGTAATAGTGTCATCTAACATACGTCTGGAAGCCACAGAAACGCTTGCAGAGCCATTATCTACAGAAGGTCTAATAAGAGTAAGCACTGAGTTATAACCATATTCTAGGTCGTTAGTAATGATAGAACCTGTAGCGTATGTTCCTGTAAATGTAATAATTCTAGTATCACGAACACCACCGAATAAGAACTTACCGCCTTTATATAGTCTATCGTCTAGTGTAGTTACAAGTGTGTTTTCTGTTTTAAGTCCTGCTGCTGATGCTGCCATATCTATGGCTACACCTGTACCTGAACCTGCACCTGTAGCTGTAAATAATACGCCTACTGTATTAGCTACTGCACCAATAGCTGTAAAGTTTGTATTGCCTACTGTTCTAATAGTATATTGTTTTGTAGCAACAAATGCACCTGCTGTTACGTTGTAAGCAGCATCAAGACCATCTAATGTTGCACCTGGCGTAGCTAGTGTAGATAAATAGTCTACATCTGTATCTGCTTCACACCATTTTTGTGTTTCAAAGTTATAGATAAGTAGTGAACGACCACCAGAAATATTGCCATAATTCCAAATAACTAAATTACGTTCAGGGTCTACTGCTGCTGATATAGAATCAATATCGCCAATGTTAGCGTTGTTAAAAAAGTATCTATCTACTTTTTCAGAACCAATACCATTTAGTGTTTGACCATTAGTAGCATAAAAACCGTCATCTGATAAGAAGTAAGCTGTGCCAGAGTATTGTGCAATAGAGTTACCTTCTATACATCCTACGTTACGAGAAATCGTGTCAAATTGGAATATAAGTGGCGTGCCTATATATGACATTCTGACAATGGCTTTTTCTAAGAATACAATACCAAACTCACCACCTGTAATCCCGGTTATATCGCCACCATCAGGAATAATTTGATAGTCTGACTGTGATGTTGCTGTAGTAGTCCAAGTACTTGCATCATTAATCCCACTCCATTGCACCTTACTAGGTGATGTACCTGCACCTATATTAGCACCTACTACAAAGTCACGAACTACTGTAATGTATTTAGCTATAGGTGCATCTGAACTTACATCTGCAAAAGCTGTAGAACTGTTTACGTCAAAAGACTGTATCTTTTCAGAACCATTAGAAGCTAGTGCAAGACTACCAAACTGTAAGAATTGCCATCTATTTAAACCTGTATATCCTGCTGCTTTAGACTCGTCTACTAAAGATAAGTCATTATTATCTACTTTAAATAGTTTAGTAGCACCACCAGCAAAGATAAATACGTCATTGTCTAGTTTAGCAGCAAAGCAATTATTCAAGTCTTCTGAAGCTGCACCTGAAAATGTTACTGCTGACTTAAATGGACCATATCCTACAGCTAAAGGAATAACGTTATTAGCTTCAGATACTGTATCTAAAATAGATGGTTGGTCTGGTAACCAGTCTTTAAAAGCTATGCGTTGTACTGGCATATTAAGCCTTCATAATGTAGCAAAGTGCATAGTAAGGAGGTAAGTTAGCATTAGTTCCACTAGAACCTGTTGTGCTGTTAGCAACGGTAATCCCTGTTGTGGCAGTAGATGTGGTATATGATGTAGAAGCACCTGCACGAACACCTGTATTATCTGCGGTAATATTAAATGCTGGGCTATTATAAGTATGATTATGACCAGGGTCAGTTACTGTTGCAGTATGAGTATGGCTTACAACAATAGCATCTGCACTACCACCTGTTGCACCTACAGCATAAGTAGATGTAGCACCTACTACAAATCTATTACGTAAGTCAGGTGTAGAGCTACTTCCATCACATAATAACCATCCAGTAGGGATAGTGGCTGAAGAACCTGACCATAACATAATCATACCAGCTACAAACGCATTTCCCCATGTAGGTGTATTAGCACCACCTGCTGATAATAATACTTGACCGCTAGCACCTGCTGTGCCATCTAGTCTAAATGCACCTGTAATGTCAACTTGACCTGAAGATACTAATGTGCCTGCTACTGTAAATGGGTCACCACTAGAACCTGTTTGTTGGTCTTTTAGTAATGCCATTAAGCTACGAACAGCGTTGTTTAAATTAGCTGGTGAACATCCTTCAGCAATATTGATATTAGTTATATCTGTATTGTCTGCTGCTGTTGTGCTAAATTCTGAAATTTTCGTCTTTGCCATCTTTTATCCTTGTCGTAACCAAATGTCTGTACCTGGAGAAATATCAGTCCAAGTTTCTGTTCCTGCTGTAATTGTTGTCCATGTGTCTGAAGAAGGTGATATTGCTATCCATGTTTCTGAACCTGCTGATATTGGTATCCATGTTTCTGTGCCTGGAGTAACAGGTGTCCAACCTTCGCCTTGTATAGTGCCTTTAGCAGTTACACTTCCTATACCTTCTACATAAGCATACCCTGCTAATATAGCATTAGGACTTACTGTTACAATAGCAAATCCATTTACTTGTGCATTAGCTGAGTTTATTAAACCACCTAAAGCTGATACTGTAGCAGTTCCTGTAATAGAACCTGTTGCTGATAGTATACGGAATCCATTAGCTGTAACTGTAGCATTGGCTGTAATAGAAGCATTACCAGACTGTAGTAATGAGCCTAATGCTGTTACTGTACCTGTTGCTGTAATACTTGCTGAAGCTAATGCAATAGAACCGCCAGTAGCACTTACTGTAGCTGTTCCTAATATTGCACCACTACCAAACTGTGTTCTTGTAGCTACAGCAGATAAACTTGCAAATCCATTTATAACTGCACTACCAAATACTAATGCACCGCTTGTTGTAACTGTGACTGTTGCAGTAGCGTTTATACTTGCTGTAAATGTTCTAAAGCGTGTGCCTGATGCACTTACGGTTGCATCTGCTGTAATTGCAGCAGAAGCAGTTATTATATTACCGCTTACTACTAATGAGCTAAAAGGAGCTTGGGAAAAGCTAACTATGCCAAACATTTATTACTCCTTAAAGTGTTACTTGTTCCCAGTTAGTAATGGATTCATTCCACTTGTATTGTTTACCGTCTGTAGGATAAGCTATAGGTGCTTCCCATAACCATGTTGTATTGCTTAATATCCATGATGGATATGGTTGTGGTGCGTAAAATACGTCATTAGTAGCATCATAAGTATAACCAATACCAGCATAGTTACCTCTTAAAGGTCTGCCTTCTGGATGTTGATTACCATGTGTGTTGTATGATGTTTGTAACCAAGTGCCTGGACTTGAGTCTACAAATATATCAAAAAACTCTTTTTCTGCAACAATTACTTGCGTAACTTTGCCATCTACTACTTTTGCAAAATGTGACATCTTTTTTCCTTGTTATGCAGTGTAAGTACCAGAAGCAGTAAATGTAATAATTGTATTAGAACCGCTTGTTGTTATAGTTGGGCTTCCTGTTGTAGTGCCTGAATAGTTTGCAGTAGGTACGGATAAAATAATAACACCTGAACCACCAGCACCTGCTGTTGATAAATTACCAGCACCAGCACCGCCACCACCACCAGTATTAGCTGTTCCAGCAGTTCCAGCAGTTGTATTTACACCGCCATTACCACCACCACCAGCACCGCCACCACCACCTGAAGATAAACCACTACCACCACCACCGCCTGCTCTTGTAATTGAAGAACCTGTTATAGATGAAGCAACTCCAGTTCCGCCTGGACCACCATTACCTGCACTAACATAATTTCCACCTACAGCTCCTGCACCTCCACCTCCACCACCAGCATTATTACCTCCAGGGTCTGCAACACCACCGCCATATCCTTGATTAGTAGTTCCAGTTCCACCAGCTCCTGATGGAAATGGGGGAGTGACAGATGTACCAGCACCGCCACCTGAACCACCGTTACCACCATCACCAGTACCAACAAAACTAGCAGCACCGAATCCTCCAGCAACAGATGTTACTGTTGCAATACCAGTTCCTGATATTGTAGAAGCATTACCAACAGAACCAACAGTATTTGCTGAAGGTGCGGCATTTCCACCAGCACCAATAGTAACTGTGTAAACTGTTCCTACTGTTAAACTTAAAGCACTTTCAGCACTACCACCACCGCCTGAAGTTCCAGCAGAAGTTCTATAGCCACCAGCACCACCACCGCCAGCACCATAAGTATTTGTACTATTTCCTCTACCGCCGCCACCACCACCAGCTATGACTAAGAAATTAGCTGAATAAGGTGCAACAACAAAGGGTGTTGATGAATATACATCACTTACTGCTAACCATCCTTGAGTAGAATCAGCGTATACAATAGTTAAACCTTCACGATTTGTTTGAATTAATCTGTTAGTTGTTGTCCCTTGAATTTTTAAACCATTTGGATTAATTGTTATATTATTTGTAGCTGCTGTACCTGCATAATCTAAAATAGAAATCATGCTACCTACTGCTGGACTTGCTGGCAGTGTTACAGTTAAAGCACCAGATGTTGTATTAACAGGATAACCATTACTAGCTACCGCTGTAAATCCTGTTGTTTGCACAGATTGCCATGATATTGAAGGTGCACTATTAGCTATTGTTATAGAACCTGCACCATTTGTAACTGATATACCAGTTCCAGCAGTCAAAGTAGCTTTGGCTAATGTATTACCAGTTGTATTACCAATAAGTAATTGACCATTAGTATAGGATGTTTGATTTGTTCCACCATTAACAACAGGAAGCGTACCTGTAACACCAGTAGATAAAGGAAGTCCTGTAGCGTTTGTAAGAGTTGCAGAAGCTATAGTACCTAAAGCAATAGCATTGCTACTAGCGTCTGTATATAATGCTCTTTCAGCAGGATAAGTTACAAATACATTCTTTGTACCTGCGCTAAAGTTTACTGCTGTGCCACCATTACTAGACTCTAATATAGTATCACGAGATAAAGTAGTGCCTGAAGACGTATATGTGCCAATACCTACTTCCCATTCCGTATCACCTACAATAGCGTAGTAAGTAGTGTTAGCGTTACCGATAACAGAGAATGATTGAAAGCCAGATACTGCACCAGCAAGCGTAATAGTGCCTGTGCCTGTAGTAGTAGAAGTCTCTTGGACTCTATCCTTGACGACTAACGCCATGAGTTATCCTTACGCTAATGTAACTGAAAGGTTGCCTGTTGAAATCTTAAAGATGTCACCAGAGTCAATTGTTTTAGATGTATCCAAAGCTGTATGATATAAAAGATTTCCTGATGTTGCTGCATCATTAATACCAATCCAACCTACTGTTCCCCATGAAGCTGTTGCGGTAGGGAATGTAACGTCAGCGTCATTTAATACGTTACCTGACGTGCCTGATGCTGTTGCAAATGATACTGCTGTTCTAGCGTATGAACCACCGGATACTTCTGTACCACTACCTGCGTCTGTAGGGTCTGAAGTCCATAGTGATACGTATATGTTAGCTGGTGCTGTGTATGTTGTTGCGTTTAGAGTAGCATTTAAAAGTGCGTTCTCTAAAAAGTTACTCATTTCTGCCATGATTTTTCCTTTATCTTGGTGTTACGTTTAATGTGGTATATGCGTATGTTTGACCTAAGTCACTCTTCTTAATATTAGCAATTGCTCTGTCGTATAATGCTGACCATGTTGCAACTCTAGGGTCATTCATAAGATACGGTTCTGCTTCTGCTAAAGTTGCGTAAAGTAAAGCGTCTGGGTAGTATGCTAAGAACAAGTTACTAGAAGTTGTAGTAGAAATAAATGTTGGTTGAGCATAGTATAAAATTTGAATTGTGTAATCTGTATCTTGGCTAGGTGCAAATTGAAACTCAGTACCTAACATTGTAAAGTAGTGTGAACGACCTGATAATGTTGTTTGACCATTACGGAAAAACAAGTCAGGTGTTTGGAACTCTAACAAAATAGGTGGGTTACCCTGAAAGTGCATCTCTCTTAACTCTAAGAAGTCAGTAGGAAATGCTACTTTGCTATCTGTAGGAGTAGTTGTTGCTACTTTTAACATAGCTTCTGTTCGTAAGTCACGACTCATTCTTAACTGTGCCATCTGAATAAAGTCAGGTATGACAGTTGTCAAGTCTGTTCGTGCTAAGTAACTCTCTACTGTAGTTACAAAGCTAGTATAGGTTGTAAATGCCATCTAATTGTCCTTTTAGTCTATCCCAGCACTTGTCCATCTCATCTTTATGCCATTCACTTGCAGCTAATGAGCTTAACCATGCTGTTCTGTCAAAATATGTTAAGTTTTCTATGTCTTTAATGTTATTGGATACAGGGTTTGCAGGGCTATAAGGTGAACCTATGACAGGCACACCACGAATAAGTGCTTCTACATCTGCGACACTACCAAAACTCACAATGACATGAGCTTTTTCTAATGTTTGTTTAAAGTCACCTTCGCCTTTACGCTTAATGACAATCTTTCTTTCTGTATACTTTCTAATCTCTTCTACTGTTCTGTCTAACCAATTAGAAGCTTGGTAAATATAAGCTATCTTTTCTGCCGGTGGTAACACAACTACGTTTTCACCACTACGGTACTCGTGAACTTTAGGTGTTTCTCTATTTGATACACGCCAATCTGTGCAATGGTAGTTATTTACACAGAATCTAGCCCATTCTAATTCAGATGACCTGTGAAAGTAACCATGGTCTATTAGAATATAGGGTATGTTTTGTTCTCTACAGGTTATTTGTATCTTATCTGCGCCCTGTAAATTACCTACTACGACTGGAATAGACTTACCATCCCATTCTCTTGTTAAAATGCCCTTACAATGCTTTTGCAAGCGTTTTAAGACGTTATCTCTGCGTTCTATGCCACTCAGTATTAACTGCATCTAAAACCTGTTCTACGGTGATTGCTTTGCTTTTTAGAAGGCAATGTTGACATACGCTATCATAAGTCCCACATGGCTCTGAACCGTCATGTATATTTCTATGGGTATCATATCCTAAGTGCCTCGGTGAAGTAAAACCTGTCCATATCACTACGGAAGGTATGCCTAATGCTGCTGCTGCATGATGTAAACCACCATCTGTTCCTACAAATAACTTTGCTTTACTTAATACTTGTAATGCTTCTCTAAAAGTATTTGTTTCTTTCCACTTTGTATATCGTTTTACAGTAACATCACCTAACTGTAGCCATGGTAAATCATGTTTTAATAACTCATCCCAATCATGCCATGCTTTATTAACTGTGTGTGCATAGACTCTTTTGACATTAGGCTCTACAACTATGTAGTCCTTATCTATCTTATCTATGTTTTTCTTTTCTAGTTGGTTAAAGTAAACTTCACCTACTCTAGGCTTATAGTCATCATTAAATAACATGTGACCATTCTTAGTGCCTTTAAGATAAGGTCTACTGCTAGGATAATTATTGACCCATACGACATCTGTATCTAGTTTTAATGCCATTCTAGGGTTATTAGAAAAGACTTGTATGTCAGTAAACATTCTACTGCCATCACCTAGCTTAACCTTTTTACCGGTTCTTTCGTTAGCTTCTTTAGCATCACCAGATGCCATTAACCAATCACCTAAACCCATGACTTTACTTCCACTATATATTCTTTATTGTTTACTTTTTCTTTGGTAATGGTGAAATAATTTTCTAACTTATCTTTCCACCAATGATGTGTTTTTAAAATAAGATGTGCGTTACGACCATCTGGTAAAGTTTTTTTAGCAGGTATTAAACTGATAACTAATAAGCCTGAATCTATCATGCAACGCTTTATATCTTGCAATACATTGTCTAGTAAATGTAGTTCTATATGCTCTAATACATCACCACAGAATACAAAGTCATGTGGCTGATTGTTATTTTCTAATCCTTCTACACATGGGTCGTAATTAGCAATAGGTCTATTAAGTGCTTTTTCTAATGTTTTCTTACCGCATCCATAATCTAATATGTCTTTATGATGTGATATTTTTTTAGCCCATTTATGACCAGAAACACCATAACTTTTATCATTGTGTAATGCTTGTTGTTGCTTTAGATAATCTTGAGATATAAGTTTACCAAGTCCCATTTAACTGTTTAGCTACCTTATTAATAACTTCTTTCCAAGTATCATTGTCTTGGTAGATAATTCTCATGTGACGATACCAAGGCATACTAGGTTGAGCATAACGCCATTGATGCCATGTAGGAACTAGACACCATGTCTTTACTCCCATAGCTGCTGCACAATGTTGAGCAGTTGTATTTACACCTAATACTAAATCACATTCAGCTATTAACGCTGCTGTATCATCATAGTCTTTTGCACTTGTCGCAAAGTCAAAGTATTTAACACCGTCTAATTTGCGTTCTACGCTATAATCTAAACTGACTATCACATAGTCTTTGAGCTTTAATAATGGTTCTATGTCTTCTTGTGTTAGCTCACGACCTTTAGCGTTAGTATGTTTAATACCGCCTTTAGTCGTAAGACCTATAACTTTCTTACCCCATGAGTCAAATAACCCACG